GAGTATCGGTAATCATACAAACATAGAGATAGATGAGAATATCATCCGTCATATGTTCCTTAATTCTTTACGACAGAACCGCAAGAAATTCAATGAAGAATACGGCGAAATCGTAATCTGCGCGGATGGAAAAAACACGTGGAGAAAAGAAGCTTACCCTTATTACAAAGCGAATCGTAAAACGAGTCGTGATAAATCCGATCTTGATTGGACTAATCTATTTAATATTATGAATACAGTAAGAGAAGAACTTAAAGACTACTTCCCTTATAAAGTAATACATATTGATAGATGTGAAGCTGATGATATCATCGGTACAATCATTCATGATAATGGAACTGAACTTAATATGGGTGCTGAAAAATTCTTAATATTATCAGCAGATAAAGATTTTATTCAATTGCAAACATATGCTAATGTTAAGCAATATGATCCAATTCGTAAGCGTTGGCTTGATAATCCAGATCCTTCTGGTTACTTAGAAGAGCATATTATTAAAGGCGATTCAGGAGATGGAGTACCAAATATTCTGTCAGCAGATAATTGCTTAGCAATTCGTGAGCGCCAGAAAGCTATGACACAAAAGAGATTAGCTTTATATAAAGGTACTACTGAAAATATGGATGAAGAGACTTTACGTCGTTATCATAGAAATAAGATGATGATTGATCTCACAGAAATCCCTCAGAAGTATAAAGATCAAATTCGTTCAGAATTCGACAAAGAAAAAGAAGTTGGTCGTTCACAACTATTTAACTTCTTTATTAAAAAGAAACTTAAAAACTTAGTTACAGATATACAGGATTTTTAATATGGCAGTAAGAATATCAATTTCGGAAATTTGTGCAAAGTGTGACTCTCTTGGTCGTGCAGAAAAGGTTGAATGGTTAAAGCAAAACGACTCAGGTCCGCTTAGAACTATTCTAAAGAATATATATGATAAGAACGTTGAATTTTTGATACCCGACACTCCTCCGCCTTGGGAGAAAAACGAATACGAAGACGAAGCAAAAGCTTTACTATTTAGAGAAGCTCGTCGTCTTAAGATATTCATTAAAGGCGGAGGGTATGATCAGCTTAATCAAATAAAACGCGAAGCTTTGTTTATATCATTACTTGAAGATATAGATAACGATGATGCCGAGTTATTGGCAAATAATATGATCTCAAAAAAGTCTATCAAAGGACTTACCAAATCCTGTGTTATGGAAGCATTTCCAAACCTAATAGAAGAATAATGAAAAATGGCTAAAACTTTTAAAAAATTTCGAGAAGAATACGATGAATGGGGTTTAGATGAAGACAACTCTGTTTCAGCGAAAGAAGAACGAATGAAAAATCGTAGAGATAGAAAACGAAATAAGCGACAAGAAAAATTAGCTAATTTCGATGAAAAAGACGATAAAAAAAGAAAATAGCCGTTTACATCTATACCCACACAGGTTATTCTGATTCTAGATAAACAAATCAAGATAAGGAATATAAAAATGGGTACTTCAGCGATGATCGGTAAAATAATGCCAGACGGTTCAGTAACGGCAACTTACTGCCATTACGATGGCTACGTTTCTTACATGGGCCGTCTTCTATCTCAGTCATATAATACTCCTGAACTTGCAAAAACAGTTGCAGAAACAGGTTATTTGTCGTCATTAACCGAAGATTTAGAGTCTTCAAAAGAACGCGCAGTACATAAAAATCCTCCTGTAGAATACAATAAAGCAGAAACTTTCTTAAAGTGCGGCGACAATCGCGAAGGTGCAAACTATCTTTACCTTTTTGACGGACAAGATTGGTTGGTATCATCTACTCAGTTTCGTGGAAGAGATCGTTTTTGGACACTTGTATCAGATGTTCTTAAAAAAAGTGCGTAATAACTGTTTACACTGGTTTAGAATCAGTGTAGACTTAACTTATAAACAAACTTAACACAGGAAAAAACAAAATGGCTACTACAATTACAAAATTCGATCGTTCAACACTTCGTAACTTGCGTGACGAAATGCAAGCTTTGCTTGAGTCATACGGCGTTCAAACAAACCTAGAATTTAATGTAGGAAACATGAGCTTTTCAGAAGCAGAAGTAAACATCAAAGTTGCAGCTAAAGTAAAAGGCGCAACTACACAAGTTGATCGTATCTTACAAATGGAAGCAGATCGTTTAGGTCTTGTTATGGAAAATGCACAAGGCGAAAAGTTAGTTTCTTATAAGACACGAGCACGCAAAACGCCTTTCATCTATTCAACACCAGATGGAAAAATGTATAGAACTGACGAGCGTGGCGCTCAAATGAGATTTTCAGCATAAAAGGAATATAAATGAAAATTGACGAAAAATTAATATTAGTTGATTGTGATGGGGTACTGCTAGATTGGCAGTACTCCTTTTACAATTGGATGGCTAAACGTGGACATCATCCGATCCTCGAAGATCAATATGATATGGGCAAAACATTCGATATGCCCTATTCAAAAGCAAAAGAAATGTGTGAATACTTCAATTGTTCAGCAGCAATAGGTTGGTTAACACCTTTTCGAGACGCAAAGAAATATGTACGAAAGTTACATGAAGATCATGGTTTCATATTTCATTGTATTACTTCTCTATCTACAGATAAATACGCTGGTAAACTACGCAAAAAGAATCTTGAAGCAATCTTTGGTAAAAAGGTTTTTGAAGAAGTAATTTGTTTAGAATGTGGTGGAGATAAAGACGAAGCTTTAAAACCTTACCGTGATACCGGCTGTTTTTGGGTAGAAGATAAACCCGAAAATGCTGATTTAGGTTTAGAATTAGGCTTAAACTCTGTATTAATCCAGCATGATCATAATAAAAATTATGACGGAAACGCAATTAAAGTTGCCAATTGGCGCGAGATTTATGAACTGATATTATAAATATAAACATGGAAGGAAACGTATTGCCCAGCTATACTTTTAAAAATATTGACACAAATGAAATTTTTGACTCGATCATGACAATGGCCGAGAGGGAAACTTTCCTTACAGAAAACCCGCAAATCAAACAACAAATTGGAAAGCCACCGTCTATCGGTGACTCCGTTCGTTTGGGCCTTAGAAAGCCAGACGACGGTTTTCGTGATGTATTACGCAACGTTCAACATCATCATAAAAAGGATAATATCAATACATGGTAGAATCCTTATAGGAGGTTTCATGGCAAAACAGCGCAGACTATCCCGCAAAGAAAAACGCAGACAAGAAAGAGAGAAAGATCATTTAATGGGCATCTTAAACAATAAGTTTTCGATGCGAAAGATAAATCCTCTCACACCATCACAGGGTGATTTATTCGAGTCTTATTATCAAGGATACAATCTCGCAGCCATCGGAACAGCAGGTACAGGTAAAACAATGTGCGCTACTTTTTTAGCGTTACAAGATGTACTACAGAAAGGAGAGTATGAAAAGGTCGTCATTATAAGATCTGCAGTTCAGACAAGAGAGCAAGGTTTTATGCCAGGTTCTCAGGCACAGAAAGAGGCGGTATTTGAAGCACCATATACCGATATCGTAAATGACTTATTCGAAAGAAAGGATGCTTATCAACTATTAAAACAAAAAGGTATGATCGAGTTTAAGACTTCATCGTTTGTAAGAGGACTCACATTTGATAACGCAATCATCATTGTAGATGAATGCCAATCAATGACATACCACGAACTTGATAGTATAATTACACGAGTTGGAGAATCATCAAAAATCTTATTTTGTGGAGACACGAAACAAGATGATCTACAACAATCAAGAAATAGAAATGATGTAACTGGCTTGCATGACTTTATTAAAGTTTTAATGGCAATTCCATCATTTGACGTAATTAGATTTGGCATAAGTGACATCGTACGCTCTGGATTAGTAAAGGAATATATTATGGCGAAAGAAAGGTTATTAGAGGTAGCATAATGCCATCAGTAATAAGGAAAGGTATAGACTCGCATATAGGTCATGCGTCACCTACGCCCAGCCCTTTTCATAAATCAAAATACAATGTGGCAGGACAAGGCAAGGTTACCGCAGAAGGTGGCCTTGTCGTTACTACTGCAGGATCCACATCTTGTGGTGATGATGCCGTAGGTGGTTCATCGAAAGTGACAGCAGGAGGATACCCAGTACATAGAACTGGTGACGCAACAAGTGGTCATGGTTCTTGGGTTGCAAATGCTGCATCTTCGGGTTCGACAAAGGTAACAGCCGGCGGATAAATAGGATTATGGCAAATCCTGATTACGCAACATTATTATCCTTAATAGCCGCAGAGAGCGATCCTGCGGCTAAAGCTATTTTAGAAGCACAATGTTATGTGTTTAATGAAGAGCTAACTGAAGCTGAGAGAGAATTATTTGAATTCCACGCATTTGAACATACAGAAGATAATCCAGGTTATGTAGACGGCTCATACCAAGCGCCAGGTCTTTACGTTCTCGAAGGCTATGTTCTTGAGGGTTATATAAATACACAGAGCGAGTTAGAAACAGGATTATATGTGGTAGCAGGATATGTTATCGACAATTATATAAATACACCAAACGAACAGAATATTGGCAATAATCCTAGCGGTTGGACCGCTTATGTAGGTCAATACTATAGCGAAAACGGGGAAGTATCATAATGGCTATTACAAAAAGAGGCGATAAAGGTTCATCGTTAACCTATCAAGAAATGGATGATAACTTCGAAGCTATCGCACCTCGAACATCTTCAGATGGCGCAATCCAAATTCCCTCTGGTGGTACAGCACAGAGACCTTCTCCTGGTGCTGAAGGTCAATTACGATTTAATACAGCTTCAAAACTATTTGAAGGTTTTCAAGGTACAGTTTGGACGGGATTAGGATCAGGCGGCGGAGGCGGAGGTGGCGTGCCAGGATCGCAGGGTGTTCAAGGATTTACTGGCGCTGGAATTCAGGGTACTACTGGATTGGGCCTTCAAGGTGCCGCTGGTACAGATGGAGCAGATGCAGCTCAAGGAATTCAAGGATTTACTGGTGAAGGTGTTCAAGGGCCTGCTGGTAGTTCTCAAGGTACTCAAGGATTATTAGGAGTTGGGCTTCAAGGTGCAGACGGCACAATCGGTAAT